AATTGATGAAACAATTAAGACAGTTAGTTCAGAAAAATACGACAAACTTAATTACTTTAAATTATCTGATTTAAACGATAATCTTTAATTCTCGTTTTTCATTTTCTGAGCGTAAATTGCCTTGTTGATTTGATTTCTACGATTACTAGATTTTTTAACAAAAGTTTTACGATTAATTAATTCCTGACTTTGACGAGTCTTAATTACCTTATTCTTCAATTGTTTTAAGGCCTTTTCTATTGGTGTGTTTTTATCTATTTTAACTATTAACATATTTTAGAAATATCTGCAAATATAAAAAAATTTTGACTTGCACTACATTTATACCTATTTTTTTTAAAAATAAACTTAGGAAAAATGAAAATTAATGAAAAAAGGCAAAACCTCAAAAATACATGGTTTTAAAACTGCTAAAACAATTTACGGAACAGTAGATTCATTCGAATTAAAATCAACGTATTTAAATATTCAAACATGGGTTGAACCAAAAGAAGAGTTGGAGAATTGGACAAGAGTGGTATCAAACTTAAGTAGAGCCATAAGACATTCAGTATACGAGTCAGTAAACACGGAAATATACGATAATAAATTTATTGTTGATTTAGATTTAAGGTCATCAGGATTATCAAAAGGAAAAAAATCATTTTTAAATTTAGAAGTAAATTTATATTTGTTGGACTCAACTTTAGATTTTAAATCAAAAGAAATTAAAGATTCCCTTAAAGAAATTTGTAAAAGTATATTCAAAAATAATTTTTCAAATAACAAATATTTCTCATTTCATTATTCAAAAACAAATAAAACGAAACCAATACCGACACAAAGTTAATGTTTTCAATATTTATTATATAAAACATTGAAATGAACTTACAAATAATAAAACCTGGTCAAGTTGGGAAAGGAATTCTTATTGAGTATGACGCAGGATACATCAATCCAAATGAGAACGGTAATGAGAAAATAATTAAAGAATCTAAGAATTTTTTAGACCACTCAAAACCATTTGAATTTTATGCGGTTTTACAAAAATACGATACCCCAAATAGAAATGGTAGAGTATACCCTGAAAAAATATTAAAAAGAGAATCTGACAATTATAAAAAGTTGATTGAGAAGGGAACTTCTTTATCAGAATTAAATCACCCAGAATCTTCATTAATTGATTTAGATAGAGTTTCACACATCATCACTGAAGTATGGTGGGATGGAAAAGTATTAATGGGTAAATTAAAATTGTTAACATCACCAGGATTTCACGAAAGAGGAATCTGTTCAACAAAAGGAGATTTAGCTGCGAACTATTTGAGACAAGGGGTTACTCTTGGTATTTCTTCTCGTGGTGTAGGTTCGTTGAAAAAAGTCGGAGAACAAAATGAAGTACAAGATGATTTTGAACTTATTTGTTTTGACCTTGTTTCTTCACCATCAACACCTGGAGCGTATTTGTTCACAGAACCTGATGAGAGATTTAAATTTGAAGAGAATTTAGATGAAGAAAACAAAATAAGAGCGGAAAGAACAACAGGTATGAGTAGTGATTCTATTGATAAACAAAAAGAACTAATGAAAAAATTGTCCTCATACCTTGATAGATAAGTTTTATTTATTATATTTTTAAAAAAAAACTTATGGAAATGGATGAAAAATATTTTGTAGCAAGAATTACAACTGATGTTGTGGATTCAGAATCAGGTAAAGTAAAAAAACAAAAAGAAGAAAAGTTGGTTAGAGGTTACAACCCAACGGATGTGGAAGCAAAAGTAACCAAAATTTATCAGAGTTATTCACAAGATTGGAGAATAACGTGCATTGTTGAAAGTAAAATTGATGAAGTGATAGAATAATAAAACAATTTTCAATAATACATCAAAGGAGGGTTTTCCCTCCTTTTTTGTTTTATCAGGTATTTATGGAATATGAAAATTTCAGTTTCAGAAACACAATACCAAATAATATTAGAATATTTCAAGAAAAAAACTGACCCTGTTGCAGAGCATATCCGTCAGATGTTACGTGCAATATATAAACCATTATCAAAATATGGTAAATTACCAAATCCTGATGGTAACTGTGACACTAACGAAGGTGTTATCTATGTGTGGGAACACATTCCTGGTGTAGACCACTGGTCGGTCTTAAATCGTTTTGACACCAACACAAAAGTTAGAGATAAAATCAAAGAACTTTTCACATCACAAAACCCCGGAACAGAAATAACAATTAATAATCTGATAGATTTTATTACAGATAACAAAGATGATTTGTTTAATGGGAAATATACCGAAGAACTTGTTAACCTTAACAGAGCGACAATTGATAAAGGTAATCAGAATGAAATGTTTGGAATAAAAATCCTAAAAGATTTTTTTGGTTCAGACACAAACATTATCAGATTCTGTTCAGGTGATGTAAGAGACACAAAAAAAGGTATGGACCTTATGGTTGAAACAAATGGACAACAAATATTTGTTCAAGTTAAACCTTTCACAAAAGCAACAAGTTTTGTTGATAGAGATGGTGACACCTTCTTTGAAATCGCTTCATACGGTTTTGACCACACAAAATATTCAGAAAAAAATGTTCAAGTATTTCTTTACGTGAACACAGAAACAAATGAATATGTGGCGTTCTCAAACAAGAAAAGTAGAATCAAAAAAGAACAATCAAACATGACAAGATTCTACGAACCGTATCTCATGACCAACATTCAATTTGAAGGAAAAACAAAAACAAAACAATATAGAAATAAACCATTAGAAGATGATTTATTTAAAATGGGTGAGAGAAGACTTCAAAATTTAGAATTTAGAAAGTCAGAAATTGACAAACTTATTGAATTAGAGAAACAAAAATTTTTAAAAAAATAAAAATTATTTTACGTCAATTACGTAAGAATTAATTTTTTTTTAAAATTAACAATATTTATATAAATAAAAATAACAACCAAAAATGGCAAAAGAAAAATCTTTAGTAGAAGAAGCTATACTCTCAATGAAAAATCTTGAGGAAGCAGTTGCTAACAACGCAAAAGAAATACTTGCTTCAACCATGAAACAAGAAATTAAAGAATTAGTAAAAGAATCTCTATCCGAACAGGATGAAGAAGAGGTTGACACAGATGTTGATATGTCTAACGATGATGATGAAATGTCTATGGACATGGAAGATTCTGAAGAAGATATGGACACAGATAACGAAGTTGAAGACATGGCGTCTCCAATTGACTTAAGAGGAAAGTCTAACGACGAAATCATTCGTGTATTTCAGTTAATGGGTCCTGATGACAACATCATTGTTACAAAAGACAATGCTGGAAATATCAACCTAAAAACTAATGAAGACGAATATATGATTGTTGGAGAATCTGAAGAAGATAGTTGGAACAAAGAAGAAGAAATGGAAATGTACATGGATGAAGAAGATGAAATGGACATGGACTCAGAAGAGGATATGGACATGGATGGTTCTGATGAATCTATGGAAGATATCATCAATTCTGTTTTCAACGATGAAGAAGACCTTCCAGAACCACCTGAAGAGGAGAGACCTGGTGGAATGTTCTATGAAATTGAAATGGACGTAGAAGATTTAGAAGAAGAAGATGATGTTGTATATGAAATCTCTTTAGGTGAAGATTCTGATTCTGAAGAAGGAGAAGAAGAAGACCCTTATATGATGGAATCTAAAAAATCTAAAACTCCTAAGACAGGTAAAGCGTCAAGTTTCAAGTATAGTACAAAACCAAATATGGACGGTGGATTCGAAATACCAAAAAGAAAGAAAGCAAACACATCAATGGGTACAGGTTCAGCTAAAAAAGTTGACGTATACAAAGATGATGAGACTCTTGATGGTAAGATGAAAATCGTTAAAGGTAAAAAAGCGGAAACAAAAGAAGCGTCACGTACTTATGCATCGGGTTCTAAATCAGGTCGTGGTCTAAGAAAAGGAATCACCCCTAACAGAAATTTAGAATTCCCAATCAAAGAAAGCGTGTACGGTGAAGAAGTACAAGTTCTTAGAGAAAAAAATGAAGAATACAGAAAAGCACTTAACGTATTCAGAAACAAACTAAACGAAGTAGCTGTGTTTAATTCAAACCTAGCTTACGCAACTCGTTTGTTCACTGAACACTCAACATCTAAACAAGAGAAAATTAACATCTTGAAAAGATTTGACGGTGTAGAGTCTCTTAAAGAATCTAAAAACTTGTATAAGACAATCAAAGATGAACTTTCAGTTAAAACAAGTCAACCAATGAACGAATCAATTGAACGTAAAATTGAAAACGTTCAAAACACAGGTTCAGCAGTTAACTTGATTGAGTCTAAAACTTACGAGAATCCTCAGTTCTTAAGAATGAAAGATTTGATGTCAAAATTAAAATAAAAATAAACTAAAAAATAAAACAACCAAAAAAAATGGGAGCATTATTAGAATCAGGTCTTGTTGGTAACATCGGGTTAAAACACCTTAAAGTTATCAAAGAAGATACTATCAGCAAATGGGACAAATTAGGGTTCCTAGAAGGTCTTAAAGGCCACCTAAAAGAAAATGTAGCACAATTGTATGAAAACCAAGCGTCACATTTGATTAACGAAGCGACTTCGGAAGGTTCTTCAGGTTCATTTGAAACTGTTGTATTCCCAATCGTTAGACGTGTGTTCTCTAAATTGTTAGCGAACGAAATCGTTTCTGTACAAGCTATGAACTTACCAATCGGTAAATTGTTCTACTTTATACCTAAAATTCAAGGATACTCAGGAGCATCTGCAACTGCAAGTGGTGACCACTACGCACCAATCGGTTCTCCTGGAAACTATCCTGGTAATCCTAATGCAGGTTACACAGGTTCTGGAGCTTACGCTAAAAACCTTTACGATTTATTCTACGAAGGAAATGAAGCAGCTCTTGACCCACCTGGATTGTTTGACTACTCTAAAGGTCGTTTTGCCATTCTTTCAGCAACAACAGGTGTTGTTAAATGGTCTGACGGTACATTAGTAAACGCCGATAACATAGATGACCCAAAATACATCGGTAACACTAGAAAAGTATTATTGAAAATGTGTGGTTTTGCTAGCACAGGTGTTGGTAAAATGATTGGTCCTGATGGTAACGAGTATGACACAGAATCTTTCTTGTCTGACCTTGTTGTTGTTCAAAGCGTAGGATTAGGTGTATCTACAACTTCTCCATGTACAGTTTCTTCTGGACCTTTATTGTTCAGAGTAGTAACTCAAAAATATGGTCAAGGAATCGTTACTCCTAACTATACTCAAGAAACAGCATCGTTCTTTTCTGAAGGTAACGGTGGTCAATATAATAACGTTTGTGACATTAACGGTTGTATCTACCTTGAAGTAGACCTTTCTTGTCCAGCATGTCCTACATGTGGAAGTGACACTATTGATGGTTACACTGGTACTACTATCACAGGTATCACTTCAGGTACTTCATTCGTTTCTTACTTCAGACGTTACGAAGAGCTAGAATTTGAAGACAAAATTGGTGAAGTTTCTTTCGACCTTCAATCTGTAACTGTTACAGTTACTGAAAGAAAGTTAAGAGCACAATGGTCTCCTGAATTAGCTCAAGACGTTGCAGCATTCCACAACATTGACGCTGAAGCTGAATTAACAGCTTTATTGTCTGAACAAGTTGCGGCTGAAATTGACCGTGAAATCCTTCGTGATTTACGTAAAGGTGCAGCTTGGAACTTACGTTGGGATTACAACGGATGGAGAAGATTAGCTAACACTACTTCTTACACTCAGAAAGACTGGAACCAAACTTTGATTACAGCAATCAACCAATTATCTGCACAAATCCACAAGTCAACTCTTCGTGGTGGAGCTAACTGGATTGTTGTTTCTTCTGAAGTTTCAGCTATCTTTGATGACTTAGAATACTTCCACGTATCTAACGCATCTCCTGAGCAAGACCAATACAACATGGGTATTGAAAGAGTAGGTACTTTAGCTGGTCGTTACCAAGTTTATCGTGACCCATACTTCCCACCAAACCAAGTATTGGTTGGACACAAAGGAACGTCATTGTTAGACACTGGTTACATCTACGCACCGTATGTACCACTTCAATTAACTCCAACTATGTACAATCCGTTTAACTTCACACCTATCAAAGGTATCATGACACGTTACGCGAAAAAAATGGTAAATAATCGCTTTTATGGCCGCATTACTGTTGATGGTATTCGTACATTTGACTTACAAGAACTTAGATAATCTTATCTTAAGTATAACTAAAAAGGGACAAGAAATTGTCCCTTTTTTATTTTTTTTTAATTTAACTATATGTTTTTTG